TTGTTGCCATGATTTTAATTCCTTAATTATTGTAAGACAAGAGAGAAAAAGAGGTACCGGAGATCAACCCGGTACCCAGAAACGATTAAGAGGCGTAGTAGCGAACTGTTAGGTCGTTTACTTCGTCTAGAGCAAATGTGTTAGCATCTGTAGTTGCTGATGGTGTATAACCTTCAGCGGTGAAGTTAATAGCTGTTGAAACCACTTGTTGCACGTCAACTGTTGGGATGCTGAACGTAACTGAAGGCATTTCAAGAACAACCTTAGTTGCATTTGTTGCGCCACCGATTGTGATTGATAGGGCTGCCATTGGTTCCACTGAGCTTGTAGCTGCTGCCAACATATCTGCTAACAATTGACCGGTGCTTGAAACGCCTGATCCTGTTTTTAGATAAGCATTCATTGTACCTGTAATAGCACGGGTTCCCGTGTAGTAGGTAGTAGGAATGTTAACAGTACCCAAGTTAGCTGGTGTAACGTAAGCGATGTTATTGTTGATGGTAATTGAACCACCGGTTAGTGCTACTGCATAGTTAGTACCTGCAGTTGCTGAACCTAGTGAGTTAACCAAGCTCATTTGAACCGTGCTTAGCTTGTTAGTAATAAACTGAGCTGCTGTATTTTTAGCAGTTACTGTGCTTAGAGCTGCTGCATTGATTACTGTTGACTGCTTTAGTGCTGTACCTTGGCCGGTCCATGCTGCTGTTGCAATAGCATCTAAACCGAAATCGACGGTTACTTGATTCATAGCGCAATTATCAACGACGTAGGTAACATTGTCAACGATAAAGATCATGCCGAACTTTTGTAGCTGGTTGGCGTTTGAACCGCCGGTTGAAGCCACTGAGTAGGTTGATGAAACTGGAGCCCATGCTGATTTGTACAATTTAACTGTACCAGCAGTAATTGTGGTGATTGCTGCACCAGCTGCTTTTGGTGTGGTCAATTCTAAGGCAATTGCTGTAGCACTCAATGCAGACACTCTAGCTGAGCTGTTTAGGATCACGCCGTCAGTTGCATGTGAGAGACCAGAGATCACAACCACATCACCAACACTTAAACCTGCATAAGTTAGGCTTGTACCAGCTAATGTAATCGTGCCGTCACCTAGAGCAAATGCGTATGTAGCACCTGAAATTGTACCACCAACTGTGATTGTATTAGCTGTAGAGATTGCGTTAACGCTTAGGAGTGCATTCCACAACACTGACTCTTCTGCAGTAATTGAACCTGTTGCATTGAATGGACGAATGTAGGTTGACAGTGAGAAGTCCACTGGAGCCAAGCTGGTGTTGAATGAACGTTGACCGCGAACTGGAGCAACGCCGGCTTCAGAGATGGTAACGGTATCAGCGTTGGTATTTTGCGAGAATGTAAATCCGTCTAGAACTTGGATCTCGTTGGTATTTGTTGCATTGAATCCTGTAGTGGCTACGACACCAGTTGAGGAATCAACGTTTGTAGTAAAGAATACTCTACTATTACGTACTAGATTTAATGCCATTTTATTTCCTTATTTTAGTACTTAGATACTTGACTAGACTTTTATCTGTGCTGGTATCATCCATACGGTTACATGAGCTGGTATCTAACCTGAAGGTTTATTTCACCTACAGCGTAAGGAAACAGTAATCCCTCATCTGTAGTTATAGAAACTACCAAAATTTCAGTAGTTTCATAATGGTTTGTGGTGTCATACTCCAGCACTCTATTCTTGTCGATTACTGATTCTACATCTTCTAGTAGCTGTTCAAGCTGGTCTTGGGCAAATTCGCCTTTACAATACAGCTTTAATGAGATACCAATATATCCCCAGGTAAAGCCTCCAGGTAAGTAATCTCTGGTTTCAGAGCCTGTACTACCATAGATGCTTGGAAAATCATTTACTTCATCCCAGAATTTAATCTTTGGATATGCGTTATTATATACATTGGTTTCATAAGTGCTGCCATCTAAGTTCTCGTTGAGCTTGGTGATGACAGCTTTTAATATCGATGTTCTTTTTGTCATGCTTGTACAGCCCTTAATCTATTTCCTACTACAGTAGCTGCTAACTCTCGGATTGATTTTGCAATCAACAGTTTAGGGTCTCTGCTTTTAGGATTTTCCTGTCTACCGCCTGTAGAGAAAGTTGCATAAGGATTATTCATATACCTATAAAAAGCAGTAATCATACCTTGTCTAGACTCTGATAAACTTGCCACTTCAACTGACGCTGCGAAGCGTCCAGTTCTGTAGTTTAGGATACCTACTTCATTACCCATACCCATATTAGCAGATACTACATTTTGTATATTATCTTGTAGTAGTATTAATAAATTAGCTAAACTATAAGTTGGCTTAGTTGCTTCAACAAACTGTTTAGGGTCTTTTTTAACAGCCCGTACTTTTGATTTTAAAGCCTTTAATTCTTGAATCTTTTTTGTATTCTTTTTTGGCTTTTGAATCTTTGTAGATTTTTTACCTATTAAAACATCTTTGACTTGGTATACCTGTTTTGTAACATTTTTACCTGCCATCATATTAGCTAATTCTTGAGCTAATAACTCTGCATAACTTGGGGAGCCTTTTGTAGTTAGTAAAGATTCTCCAAGTGCCGGAGACTTATCTATCATACTTTGTAGATCCGTTTCGGATACAGAGAATAGTTTTCTTAATTCTGTTACAAAAGGTATACTAGCTCTACCTGCTTCTATATTTTCACTACCATACTGTATTTCAACTAAGTACTTATCGCTAGACTTAATATAGCTTGCATATAGTTCTTGATTTATAGCATCTGGTAAATTTGCAGAAGCTAAGTCATCTTTTTGCAGTTTGTCAATATACTTATCTAATACCTGAATTAACACATTTCTTTGGCTCTCAGCCAATTTATCAGTGGCCGCTATCTCATCTTTGAAATGTTTTACCAGATTTGTAGCAACTCCTACAACGTGACCTTTATTAAAGAACCCGCCAAAGCTACCTCTGCGTTTTGCTTCTTTAGCTATCTTATCAATTTCTGTTTGCTTTGCTTTACCTTTTAAAGACTTATCTTTATTTAGTTCAGCAATTTCAGCATTATAGTAATCTTCTTCAGCTTTTTTATATCTGTCTTGTACTTTTACATCTTCATCAAAGATTTTAACTAATCTTTTACTAATAGTATCAAATCCAATTGACTCAAATAATATGGCGTTACTTCCGGCAACTTTAGTAAACTGACCCTCTAGTGCACCTTTTTTCTCTGAACCAGGTGCTGCAAGATCTTGCATAAATAGCTGTACATCGTGTACATCCATATTTAAACCTGTTAAGGTCTTATACATATCTTTTAGATTTTTCTCTGTAAAGTAGAAAGAAGTTTTACTTGCTATTTCTTGACTACTTCTTAAAGATTTTACACTATTATGAATAATGCTTTTATCTAAAGTATTAAGCCAGTTTTTATATACCTGACTTTGAAGGGTTTGTGTAAACTCGGCTACACTCATAATTAGTTATAATTCGCTGTGTATAAGTCTAGGATACGCTTAATATGTGCAGGGAAATGTGTACTTGAAATATATTCGACCTGCATGGTATTAGGATTAGCTAACTTATGTGTATGAATAGCTGAGTCATTTTTAATATAGTAGGCAATAATATCTAATATTGCCAACTTTAAATCTTGTGGAATTGTTTCATATCCTGCAGTATAACTAATTCTATAACCATTAATAGCTTCTGGAAAGATTGGTTCTACTTTATTACCATAGTTACTATAAGCACTATAAGTAGTCTCGTCATATGACTGTGCGGTCATTAACAGAGGTCTTAGGCTATTAGTAGTTTTACTAAGTACAAAATTTATATATTCTGTTAGTGTAGTATACGTGCTTCCATAATCTGTAGAGTATTCAACACTATTTATAGATAGTACTGGATATTCCTCAAGATAGATTGAATTTGATCCACCTTCGTTATACTCTACTTTAGCTTCATCTACATAGTCTACAAAAGTTCTGCGGCACATAGTTTTTACTAGCTCGCTTACTTTAGTGATTAACTCATCAATTACAGAGTCACTGCTATTACTGGTAATGCCTTGATAGGTTTTATATTCCTGTCGTGTAACTAGAGGTAATCCCATAATTTGTCCTTTTTATCTTTTATATGCACTGCACGCAGTACATATAAAAGACGGGACCGAAGTCCCATCTTTA